TTATGGATTTTCTCTTTAAGTCTATTACTGTTATAAATAATGCTTTTGCCATAATCTTAACTATTTGGATAAGCTCCTGAGTTCGGCATATCTGCTGGTCTAACAGATACCTCTGAAGGATTATTAGGTTCTACAAATCCGTCTTTTGCTGCTTGATTAACACTAACCTCTGCATCATCAGATACTTTCTTTTTATACACTCTTAACTCCCAGTAATGCTTACAGTTTTTACCACCCTTGTATTTAAACAGAGAATAGTTTCTACCGTTGTGTCCTAGCTTTCTGTTTACACCTCTAAAACTCATTAGTCCAATATCTTCTTTTCTAAATACAATATTATCCTGCGTATATAACTCCATTCTCTTACAGAACTCTCTGCTATTAGGAGACTTTCTTACAGGCATATAAGCATATCTTACTTTATATATTCCTTTATCTTGTTTTGACTTCTTGCTAGGAGCAGCATTTATATCGGCTAAATTAGCCAAATCAAAGTCCTTTTCCGAGTCTTTTACCTCTTCGGAATGTATAAGCTCCCAATCGTCAGAGATACGCTCTCCTAGAGCCTCTAATTGCTCCAAAAGGTCATCCCCTTCCTCATCAGTAAAATCTGTTACTTCCTGTGAGCTTAATTTCTCTCCTGTTTCTTCTTCTCTCTTAACTCTTGTAGAGATGTTGTCTAGCTCTGTAAACTCAATCGGTTGTAGAGTTACAAAGTATAAGTTCAAGTATATCTTGTTAAAGTTTAGTATGTCATTAATACCTTCGATAATTCCTTCTTGGAATGGTCTAATAACAATATTGTCCATCAATATAGAAGCAGTTCTTAACTCCTCTGCGTTATTCCCAAACCCTGTATTGTCTTTTATACCTAGTAGAATAGGTGATACAATACCATGTCCTAACATAATCTTTTCTCTGCTCTCATCAGACAAGAACTGATACTGCGCATGAGCATCTGGTAAGTGAATAGGTTCTAGGTCTGCTTTAGTTTCTATAGATTCGTTGAATGCTAAAATAAATTTACCTGCATTAGAACTGCCACTAAATTTATCATATATTTTTCTTTCAATAATCTCTTGAGTTTCCTCATTAGGAATCCCATTGTTAAAGTTTATTAGTAAGCTAGGCTGTAATCCTTGCTTTATGTTACTGATGTGATAGTTGCTCACTTCTTCTTCTAAAGAACAATATTGTAAACATCCATGATAATCAACAGGAGCGTAATAATAAAAGCCACTTCTATAAGGCTTGAATATATATAACTCTGATTTTTCACTTCTACCACCATTTCCAAATGTAGGGATTCTCTTAGGTGTATCGCTTGGCTTTATTTCAGCCCACTTAGGGTGATAGTAATAAGCCCTAATTACTCCTTTAGAATCACACTTTTCTGCTCGTAAGCACTCCATAGGAAAGTGTAGCACCTTTATTATTTTCGTTTTAGACTTGTTGTATACTACTTGCATAGCAGCTTGACCTAACATCTTGTAGTCATTAGCTACTCTCTTTACATCTTTAGGTCTAATCAACACCTTAAACTTAGCATACATTTCAGGAAAGTCTGCGCTATCTGTAGCCTCTAGTCCTCTACCATACACCATATCAACAATACCGTTGATACATCTACTGTTTGTAGGTGAGCCTAAATATCTTTCAATAAGTATGTCAAAGTAATCATTGTTTTCGCCATAAGCAATCCACTTCTTACTATAGACTTCTTTCACTTCTGGTATCTCGTAGCCAGATAAGTTTACTACTCTTATTGAGTTATTTTTTTCTTTATTAGTCATTTAGTATAATATATTCGTTATCACTAGAAGAGCCAACGTATGGGTCGTATTCATTGTCGTTGATTGAATGAACAAACTTGTTATCATAAGGAACATCTCCGTCTGCTAATACCATAACTCTATCTCTGTAAACTAATTTACCTGTTGTGAAATTAGTTACTGTCATAAAATAATTAAAGTTCTTTCTAAATCTATTACTTGTTGTAGTAACATTTAAGGCTAAATAATTATCGTATTTAACACTTTGATTATTTAAGGTACTAGAGCCATCATTAGTCTCTTCTTCTACAAACTTAACACTTAGCTTGCCTGCTAATACTCTAACATTTCCAAATTCATCTGTATCGTATTCTACGTTACTATTTCTTGGAATTATGTTAAAGGTTTGTGTATCTGCTGCATTAATAATTATCATACTATGATAACGTAAAAACTATTTTTTGTTTTATAATAAAAAAGGGTAGACCGAAATCTACCCTTTTTAAATGAATAATAATAAAGGAAATATTATTCGTTGCTCATATTAGTAGTTTGAACATCAAATCCTGATGCACTACCTTCTGCTACTAGAGTATCTAGTATAAATAGAGCTGGAAGAACTTCTCTTCCCTCGAAGGAAATTGTATAACCATATAAATCACCCATAGCACCACCTGTAGATGTATTCACAGATACTTCTACACCATTTTGTGCGCCAGCCATTCTAAATTTGCCATTATAATCCTCTATAATAATATGAGGTCTACCATAAGACAATAATTTTAATTGCATCATTGTCTCTGCGTTTTGAGCCTTAATAACAAAGCTTCCTGATTGTGTCCAGAAAGACGTTCCGTTGTCTCTAGAGTTCTCATTAGTCTCTTCAAACGTATTGTTATCACCTCTGACCTCAAACTTATAAACGTCTACTGCAGCAGCTAATGTGTCTACTTGACCATTAAATGCAGCACCTGATGGTGGTACAGAAGCAGAATCATCCATACCAGCATACATAGCAGAGTTATAATTAGCAATGTATAAATTCTTAATACCACCTACGGATTCTTTACACGCCTCTAATCTCCCTTTTGATATATCACAAGCCATAATCTAAATTGTTTTTATTAAAAAAGGGCAGGTAGAAAGAACCACCTACCCCTCTTTGTTGTTAATATTTATCTAACTATTATGTATAGTAAACGATTTCTGAACCTAATCCGTACTGTACACCAGCAGTATATCTCATAACGATTCTTACATTTTGAGAACCATCAATATCTGCCATGTCAATAACTTTTACTTCATTGTGGTCTGATAATAAACCAGTACCGAAGTATAAGTTAGATTTTTGAGCTGCCATTGCATCATTATCAGGTAATCCGTTAGCTACGAATAATTTAACACCATCAAAAGATAATGAACCATTATTCCACCACATTGTACCCATGTTGTTAACACCATTAGCACCTAATCCAGAAGCACCAAATCCACCTAAAGCTCTTACATAAGCTCTAGCAATGTTTTGAGATACATAGATGTATAAATCTTCTTTTCCATAGATAGTAGAAGGAATAGCATCTACAATCTTACCAAGCTCAGCGATTACGTTTGCAGCAGTTACAGTTGTTCCTGTTACGTCTACTACGTCTGTATCAGCAGCAGCTAATACTGTGAATCCGTCAAACTCACCAGCAGTAGCGTTAGCACCTTGCCAGATAGTGTTTTCAGTTTTCTCAGCTACTTTAGCGATTACATGAGCTAATAAGAAATCTTGGAAGTTTTTAGGTAATGTGTCAAATGCAGAATATCCCATAGATACAGCTTCCCAATCTGATACAAAATCAGACTTACATAGCTGTAGGTTTACTTGGAATTCTTCTGGCTGTAAAATTCTTTCTGTTAAAGTAACAGAAGAACTAGCTGTAAAATCACAAGAAGCGTTTGCTACTAAATCTCCAGTAGCTAATTTCTTAACAACTTCTTTAAACTTTACGTTTGGTTTTACTTCGATTCCACCATTCTCAATAGTAGAACCAGAAAGAAGAGCTGCAGCAATATATTTGCCAGCAAATTCTCCTGCGTAAGTACTTGTTATACTTGTTGTTGTTGCCATAATTAATTAATTAATTGTTAAATAATTTGTTAAATACTCTTTGTTGTGTCGTCATTGGACGATTTTGTGAGAATAAATTCGTTGCTTTAGAATCTACCTCTGCTTCAGGAGAATGAGAAATTTCTTCAGACTCTTCAGATAATTCAACTTTGTCTGAGCTTAATTCTGCTGGTGCATCACTAGCTTCTTCTTTGCCAATGCTGTCCATCATTTGCTCATACATAGCTTTAAACTCAGCTACTACTTTACTTAATTCTTCTT